CAGGACTCTGTGTTTTATCGAACAAACAAAGAAGGATTTAAATTAATAATAATCATCAAACCTATTAACCGGATAAAAAACGAGGTATTCTTTCTCTTCACACGATGGCTAACGTATTAAAGTTAAACACTAGCAATGTAGCACCTAGAATGGTGGTGGGCACAGACTCAAGCTGGTCTAGCCTATACGCTGATAACCCAGGGCTCAAGGTAAAGGCTGCGGTGCCGAGCCCCCCTCCACTCATACATCCGATTAGAAGCGTGGGAAGTGTTGAACTACCGAAGTCAGTCAAGGCTAGAAAAAAGATGATGCGTACAGTCACCTTCGATGATGACGGCCGCTTAGGGTTCCCCACTCCTCCAGGTACTTTTGATTCTTTTTCTTGCAGCTTTGCTTTCAATTCCGTTCGTGATAGTAGCACCTCTGCTCCTTCGAGTTATCCCCGGATACCTGGGTTGTATGCCATTGTCATACCCTCAGGGGGTGGTAAGTCCACAATGGCTTCTGCTCTCATGCAGCTGGATATAGATAAAGTATTACCCGATGCACAAGAGTTTGCTCTGCGTAGGAACAGGATGGACTGTTATGATGCAGTCAGTGCCGGGGGGAGCCGGACATCCTGGGTGAAGCACAACTATACCTGGGGTAATCTAGTACATGGAGCGCTGGTGCTCTACGACTTTACGAGTGAACCTAGGACTATATTCTGCCACTCACCGGAAATGGCCCAGTACATAGGGGCAGAGCTGATAGGTATCTTCTCGCCTGAGCAGTCCTTACATGCCCAAGCTCTAAAGAATAGGGGCGATGTCGCTAAAGCATTGGGCCTTGATAATCGCGACAGAATTAACCTGCTCTACAACGGCAGTCCTTTGTTCAGGAAGTACTTCACACATCGTGAGCTAGGTATACTATGTGCAAGGGCTATGAGTAGGCACATGGTAGTCCCGAATGCCCACAGCTTCCTCAGCAGGGAAGAGGTTAAGGGAATACTAGTCCGGCATGGGTTCAATTCCCCGCTACCCATGGAGCTGGTTGCAGGCGACTTCTCTCTTAGCAGTATTAATATGATAATAAAACTGGTTGAGCAGAAAGCGTTACCTAAGTGTTACATACAGTCTTGGTGTGACAAATATAGGGATGACATTGTCCTGGAGTTCGGATCGTATGCTAGCACTTATCTGTGGTTGCACCTAGGTGGCTCTCTCATCGGGTCCCTCAAGCCTAGTAGCCCTAGGAAGGTAGTTACCCTCGACTCCATCTTAACTGAGGATCAAGACTGGCACGCTATATACCCGTATGTGGATTCAAAGACTTGTCAACAGGCTAGCGTTGGCATGAGATCATTTCTTAGAAATTATGGCCCTCGGAACCTCGACGATTACGCCATATATCTGATGAACGTACACGTTGGGTCACACAATACGTTTATGGTGGGTGTTCTCACCTACTATCTGGGTGTGATCGCCCTCCTTCCAGAAGCTTTACGCCGAAGGATTAAGACTAGTGGTATATTAGAGGTACCTGAAAACAAGTGGGTCACAGTGCATTCCGCCGTTCATAATGCGGTGAGGGCTCACTGTGCCTTTTTTGGGCTGGAGGTCTCGCCCCAGGATCAAGCCAAGTTGCAGTACACACACCTACTGATAGGGCGCCGGGGGTACGTCATAGACCCCTTACCGGAGTTAGAAAAAAGGTCTAGGGATATGCTCAAGACTAAACAAGCATACAGGGGTGGTTGGGAATCCGACGCATACTTTGAGTTATTCCGCCAGGGTGTGGTCAAGGCGTACTCACGTCTGGGCATGAGGAAGCACGAATCATGGTCTACATTCAAGGAGATGTATGACAAGCGCTACCTATGGTCAACAGGAGGGTCTATAACTAGAGTACCCGACGAGTTTAGAGGAATGAAGGACGCGATGAATCTAGTGGTGGAAGTGGACGGGCAGATTCGCCGTATTTCCGCAGACCCAAATAAGAAGATGGCCATGGAGTCGATGAACTCACCTATACAGCTGGCCCACTTCGTTCTATCTAACTGGGGATTTAATGATACCTCACTAGCTACCAAGCCGAACGAGCCAGCCAAAAGCAGAGTCATCATACCGGGGAGCTTCCCTCACTTTGTAGCCGTTACCTTCTTGCTTAGTAACGCAGAGCGTAGTGGCCCCGTTGGTGGGGTAAGGGTGGGCGAGCCAGATGATAATAATTTAACGCACTATGATCTGAGGATGGCGGATATGGGCTACAATTTCATGTTAGATTTTGCGGACCACAACGCGCAGCACTCAGTCCCAGAGATGATTCTCATAATGGAGCTGCTGAAGGGCGAACTCTGTAAGACTGTGTTATCCAAGGAACTCGAGGTCTTTACTTCCTGGGTAACGGACTCCTTCTTTAAGATGGATGTTAGAGTGGGTGATGAACGTTACCACATAACGTCAGGATTGTATAGTGGGTGGAGAAATACCACATGGATAAATTCAGTGGCGTGTGATGCTTATATATATGTGGGTATAGAGTGCTCAAAGCGCTTGCACGAGCCGATACACATAAATATGTTTGATGCTGCTGGAGACGACGTGATGATGAGGCTAGTGACGCCCCTGACTGCCATACAGCTTTATCTAACCATAGTGAAGTGTGGGTTCAAGGCTCAGTGCAACAAGCAGTTGTTCTCCAGCACTATGACCGAATTCTTAAGACTCCAGACGTCGCACGGCAGTATAAGAGCTTGCTTGAATCGTACCTTAACTAACTTCATATGCGGCGATTTGGAACGGTCCAGCCCCAGCGTAATCGAGCGGTCAATGAGTGCTTATGCTACAACTAGTATGCTAAAGCGCCGCGGACTGAGCACTCTAGCTACTAGGGCACTCTACTCTGCCTACATGGGAAAGTGGTTGAGGGTCAGGACCCCGGAGGGGTACGTAGATGTCAACAGACACAGGATACATGGTACTAGAGAGAGTGGAGGCCTCGGCCTACCGGACGAGTTTGGGCAAGTATGGATACTAGGTAGGAAATTAGTAATACCCACTACCCCAAAGGTTACCATTGTAGCCGCGCCAACCTATGCTTCTAGAGACTATGCGGAGGTCATGAGGAAGAGGCTGTCTGCCATGAGCATACAGCTACACGTCGGTAGATATATAGATAAGTTAGCTGCTGCGTCTTTTGGCAAGCACCTTACTTACAATACGGACAGCCCGGAATTCTTCCCCTCCGCACCTGTAATAGACAGAATGGAGGTACGCTGTAAACCAAACTTCAAGGTTTTGCACGATATGCTTCGGGACGTAGCATCCCCCGCAGTGAAAGAATATCAGCGACAGTATTACCGGTGGAAGGAACACTCTAGCTTAGTTGGGTGCACTAATGTGACACAGAAAGAGTTATTGTCACGGCTGGGGGTTACTATAAATGTATCAGAAATAGAATCCCTATTCTTGCCCTTGTCCCATACTTTCATGGTCCCTGAGTACATATTGTATAACCTAGGGCTGTACGTACGTTCCAGGGTAGGTATGAGCGTGATAAACGCCACCGAAGCAGCCACTGAATTCATGGGGGCGGCAGAAGCCTACGTTATCGTATATGACGGGATGATGCTGTAATTAGCG